AATACTATTACAGTAAAAGATGGTAGTACAGTTTTAGGTACGACTTTGTTACATACTGCTGGAGATGAAATCACAATTGAAAAACATGCTAAACATACAATTTCATCAAGTGGTAACGTAAGTGCTAGTGCTGTAGGCGTAGGTCACTAACATGGCTGATACAGTATCTACACAAACATTAACAGATACGACAGGCGTAAAGTTTGCCGTTAAGATAACTAATTTTTCTGACGGTACAGGTGAAACTTTAGTTAAAAAAGTTGACGCTAGCGAAACAACTTTTATGACTGAAGACGGTAATCGTAAAATATCAAAAATCTTTTATTCAATAAACACTGCTAATCCTAAATCAGCAGTAGAGTTGATATGGGATGGTACAGATAATGCAACGGCAGTTTTATTGTCTGGTCAAGGTTTTTGGGACTTACGTGCCGATGGTAATGAGATAGCTAACAACGCAACAACACCAACAGGTGATGTTTTACTATCAACAAAGAATTTCGCAATTGGTGATAATTACACGATTTTAGTGGTTTTCAGATAGTTATTTGTATAAATAATAAAGAGAAATAGAGATAGATACAAATGAAATTAATTACCGAAGAAATATCAAACGCAGAATATATTGTAGAACAAAAGAATGGTAAAAAAAACTATTCTATCAAAGGTATATTCATGCAATCCGATGTGAAAAATAGGAATGGAAGAGTCTATCCTAAAGAGATACTTCAAAAAGAAGTGTTTAGATATAATAGAGAGTTCATCAATAAAAGCAGAGCATTCGGCGAACTTGGTCATCCTGATGGCCCGACAGTAAATTTAGAAAGAGTTTCGCACATGATTAAGGCTCTATATCCTGAAGGCGCAAATTTTATAGGTGAAGCACGAATTTTAGATACCCCATATGGAAAAATAGTGAAAAGTTTAATTGACGAGGGTGCAAAATTAGGTGTTTCAAGTAGAGGAATGGGCACACTTGCAAACGTAGGTGGTGCTAACATAGTCAAAGACGATTTTTATCTTGCAACCGCGGCTGATATAGTCGCAGACCCCAGCGCTCCAGACGCTTTCGTAGAAGGCATTATGGAAGGCAAAGAGTGGGTTTGGAATAATGGCGTTTTGAAAGAGCAAGAAGTAAACGAATTAAAGTTACAAGTAGAAAGTAAAGAGAGAATGGCAAGAGCAAATAAAAATGCTCAAGTATTTGAATCTTTTCTTAAAAAGCTGTAATTTTATAAATAGTAATTGACTCATTCCGAGAGGAGTGGTGCATTTATTTTACAACAACAAGAAAAACTATTGAGGAGATAGAACGATGGCTGACAATACTGTGGCAGATTTGCCAACAAAAAACGCAGCTCCAGCTGAACCAGCAAAGTCATTACAAGCAACTGTACAACAAGTTATGAGTAAAGCAGTTACTTCACCGACAGACGCAAAAGTAGATTTCGCACAAGGGGTTAACCACATTACAGGTGACCCACAACAAAAAAGTGCAGGAGCAGCTGACGCAATGCAATCTCTTAAAGCCGAGGCAGATCCTAAAAAATCATATAGCAATGCCAACGAAGCTGACGAGAAAAAAGACGAAAAAGAAAAAGAAGAAGTAAAAGAAGTAGCAGATAAAGAAGACGAAAAGAAAAAAGACGAGATGATGAAAGCTTCTAAAGATAAAGAAGATATGAAAGAAGGCGAAATGCCTGCAGGTCTTAAAAAATACCTTGACAAGAAAAACGACAAGTCTGAAAATAAAGAAGACGAGAAGAAAGATGTTAAGGAAACTGCTGACGAAGACGAGAAAAAAGATAAAAAAGAAATGATGAAAGCTTCTAAAGATAAAGAAGATATGAAAGAAGTAGCTGAAAAAGACAAAGAAAAAGAAGTCAAAGAAGTTGCTGATAAAGATGATGAGAAGAAAAAAGAAGTTTCTGAAGTAGCTGATAAAGAAAAAGAAGTTAAAAAAGAAACTGCTAAAGATAAAGTTAAAGATATGGACATGAAAGAAGATGTTGCTGCTCTAACTGAAGGTGAAGACCTTTCGGAAGAGTTTAAAGCAAAAGCTGCTACTATATTTGAAGCTTCTATCAAAGCAAAACTCGTTGAAGAAATAGAAAATTTAGAGAGCGAATACGAAACTAAGGTTAATGAAAAAGTTGAAGAAACTAAATCAGAAATCGTAGAAAAAGTTGACGCTTACCTAAACTATGTTGTTGAGGAGTGGATGAAAGAAAACGAATTAGCAATAGAAAAAGGCTTAAGAGCTGAGATTACTGAAGATTTTATCGGTGGTCTTAAATCTCTATTTGAATCTCACTACATCAATGTTCCACAAGAGAAGTATGATGTGATTGAGGCTCAGACTGCTGAAATAGAAAAGTTAAAAGAAGAAGTTAACTCTACTATTGAGAAAAACGTTGAGTTGAATCAGGCAATCGGTCAACACGTAAGAACGGATATCATCAATGATGTTACATCTGATCTTGCTGAAACTGAAACTGAAAAACTTAAAGGTTTAGCAGAAGGAATTGAATATAAAGACGCTGACAGTTTTAGAAAAAGTGTAGAAACATTAAAAAATTCTTACTACCCTAAAGCAAAAGCGAGTGATACTGAATCTAATGAAGTAGCAGAAAACAATGCTGGTTCTATGAACGAATCAATGGCTGCATATACTGCTGCAATTAGTAAATCAAAGAAAAACCCATACGTAAAGTAAGGGTTAGTTAATTAACTAAAAAAGAAGGAGAGATAGAAAAATGTTTTTATCTGAATCAATGCAAAACAAGTGGCAGCCCGTTTTAGACCATCCTGATCTTCCTGAGGTCAAAGATAGTTATAAAAGAGCCGTTACTTCAATGGTATTAGAGAACCAAGAAAAGTCGCTAAGAGAAGACGCTGCTTTCTTATCAGAAGCTGCGCCAACTAACGCAACTGGTTCCGCAATACAAAATTGGAATCCTATTTTAATTAGCTTAGTTAGAAGAGCAATGCCAAACCTTATCGCTTACGATATCGCTGGTGTTCAACCTATGTCAGGCCCAACAGGTCTGATCTTCGCAATGAGAAGTAGATATACATCTCAAAGTGGTGGTGAAGCTCTTTTTGACGAAGCTGATACTGACTTTTCTGGAAGAAACAAAGCTGGTTCTTCTGTGTCAGGGGCTTCCGCTGTAGCACAAACTGGTGAAAACCCAGCTGTTCTTAATGACTCAATAGGTACTTCTACTGGTTACACAACTGGTACTGGTATGACAACTGCATATGCAGAAGCACTTGGAGACGCTGCGGCGAACTCATTTGCTGAAATGGCATTCTCAATTGAGAAGTCAACTGTAACTGCTAAGTCAAGAGCATTAAAGGCTGAGTACACTATGGAATTAGCACAGGACCTTAAAGCAATTCACGGCTTAGACGCTGAAACTGAATTGTCTAACATATTATCTGCTGAAATCTTAGCTGAGATCAATAGAGAAGTAGTTAGAACAGTTTACAGAACTGCTGAAGTAGGTGCTGCTGATAATGACAACTCACATGCTGCAATTAACACAACAACTGCTGGGGTATTTGACCTTGACACAGACTCTAATGGTAGATGGTCTGTTGAGAGATTTAAAGGTCTTATGTTCCAACTAGAGAGAGATGCAAACACAATCGCTCAGAGAACAAGAAGAGGAAAAGGTAACATGATTATCTGTTCTTCAGATGTTGCCTCTGCGTTACAAATGGCGGGTGTTTTGGATTACACTCCTGCATTAAACAACAACTTAAACATTGACGATACTGGTAATACTTTTGCTGGTGTATTAAATGGTAAGTACAAAGTTTACATTGACCCATATGCTGCTAACATGGCAAGCAATGCGTCACCTACTAAACAGTACTACGTTGTTGGTTACAAAGGAACTTCTCCATACGACGCTGGTTTATTCTATTGTCCGTATGTACCTCTACAAATGGTTAGAGCAGTAGGTCAGGATAACTTCCAACCGAAAATCGGTTTCAAAACTAGATACGGTATGGTTGCTAATCCATTTGCTGGTGCTTCTGCGTCAGGAAATATTACTGCTGACGGTGTTGGTGCAATCAACGCTAACAGATACTACAGACGTGTTCAAGTTACGAACATCATGTAATATTTGTTGAGAAACAAATTTAAGAAGGGCGCTTCGGCGCCCTTTTTTTTAGCATAAATAAAAGTAGATTATGTTTTATACTGAAAGAATAACAATTTACAAAGAGATACCCATGTGGAAAAGAACACCATTTAAAGAACTGTTAGGAATACTAGTAGTAGGTGGTTTTATTACACTATTAGCATTAGGTCTTAATTACTTACAGAAACCTAACGCATTAGAGAACATAGAACAACGATTAGATGAAGCAGAGCAATCACAATCTGTGCTTACAGATAATGAAAAGAAACTAAAAACAGAAGCCCAAACTAAAGAATGGGAAGAGGTAGACGAAAAACAGATAGTACCTCTACCAAAACCTAAGTAAAATTCATATAAATAGCTGTATGACAGTAACAAACTCATACACTAGACAACCTACTAAACTAGACTATGCTAGTCCTACACAGTTTAAGTTTTCTATAATTAAGTTACCTAAAGTAGAATATTTTTGTACTACAGCAAATGTACCTGGTATTACACTAGGCACATCAGCACAAGCTACACCTTTTAAAGATATACCTATACCTGGTGATAAACTAGATTACGATACATTAAACATACAGTTTTTAGTAGATGAAAATTTAGAAAACTATAGAGAGATACATGGTTGGATGACTGGTCTTGGATTTCCTAAAGATCATTCACAATTCAGATCATTACAGGCTGCAGGATCAGACAGATATCCTACAACAACAAGTGAAACTTACAATAAAGAATTAGGACAAGTTGTAAAACAAACTTCAGATGATGGTGGTTTATATTCAGACGCTACATTGTTTATCTTAACAAGTAAAAACAATTCAAATATAGAAGTACGTTTTAGAGATATTTACCCTATATCATTATCTGGTTTAGATTACAATCAACAAGCGACAGATGTAAATTATTTAACAGCAAGTGTAACGTTTCAATATAAACTTTATGAATTTGCTAATGTAAGTGGTAGTGGCACACTAGAAACTACAACATAATTATAACATATATAACATTATGACAGTACGTGTAAGACCTAAAGATTTAAAACTTCCCGAATATATGACAAGAGGTGGCCCAGGCGACCTATCAATGCCAGGTAACGTCAACACTACAGAATGGTGGCGACCTGAACATATGTCAGAGCTTGGTAAAAAGAAAGCTGCTGAAAAAGGATCAATAGTAGAACAAGCAAAAAGTAAAGAAATATATTTTTGTGGTATACCTTTTACACAATTATACAACGAAATAGATGGCAGATATCAAGCATGTTGTTTTGCAGAAGCTGATAAAATTAGTACCATAAAAAATACTTCATTAAAAGACTGGATGAATAAAAGTGCTTACATGAATGTATTGAGAGAAGAAATGACAACACCAGGTTCTGATCTAAAGTTTGTTAAGAAATTTTGTAAAAGATGTGTTACAGACGAAGAAAAATATGGTAGGTCCAGAAGAACAAACTGTTTAAAAATACATACAAACAATAGTGTTTTTTGGGATGACATTGAGCATATAACAGATAGATTTAGAAAAACAGGTGAATACAAACTTGATAGAAGGGTTTTAGAAATACAATTAAAGATATATGGCTCAGAGTGTAATTTAGATTGTTTTATGTGTCTTCATGCTAACTCAACTACAAGAATGAAAGTAGCTGAAGGTGGTGTATGGAATCAAAAAGTATGGACTGAAGAAAACGCAGGTATTCAAATACAAGAGTCAAACGAATTAAAATCAAAGTATAAGTTAGTAGGACCTAAACTAAAAAAAGTATTAGAAGATAATACACCTGGTTCAATAGAACAAATACTAGAACTAGCACCTTATACACGTAGTATAAAAATCATAGGTGGTGAGCCTCTTATTATGAAAAGACAATATGAGATGTTACAGGCACTAATAGATAGTGGCGATTCAAAAGAAATTATAATAAAATTTCAAACAAACATGACTAAAATGGCTAGAGGTAAACATAATATATTTAAATTTATACCACACTTTAAACTTGTAACTATGGTCGCTTCTGTAGATGGTATAGGTAAAACTATTGAGTACATGAGAAGAAGAACAGATTGGCCTGAACTAGTTGACAATATAGAACAAGTTAAAAAATATCCTAACGCAGTCGTAGATTTTAATGGTCTAGTTTCTTTTTTAAGTGTTATGAGATTTTACGAAGTTGTAGATTGGTGTAAAGACAATCCTGTTATAGATCAAATCAATTGGGCAATGTTAGAAAACCCTAAACACTTTGCAGTACATAACTTGCCTAAAAAATTAAAATTAGAACTAATAATAAAATATTCAAAGTTTCCTGACATTGTAGCTGCGTTAGAAAAAGAAAACGATTCAGATGTAAATATACAAGATACATTTCAATACTTTTTACAACAAGATAGATACTATGTTGGCACTAAATGGGAATCACATTTGTTTGATGTTTTTCCTGAACTAAAAGAATTTTACGATCCTAATTATGTATCGCCAGATGAATTAGATAAAAGGATGCAAACTGAATTGAAGAAAGGTATAGAAAAGGTCTATGAAGAAGACTTATTAACTTAATATATACTATAACAATATAATGGAGATCATATGACATTTGACGAACTACAGGCACTCGCCGATAAAGACCTAAAAATAAATGATACTGAACTTGATTTAGAATCATTAAAAACACCACAACTACATAACAAGTATATGAAGTTTCATAATCAATATACTAATCTATTAAAGAAGTCTGAACAAGACTTGGCAAGATTAACAAGAGAAAAATGGGAATACTATACAGGCAAAGCAGACCCTAGTGTGTATCAAGTAAAACCTTTCAATCTAAAAATATTAAAACAAGATGTTGACAAGTATCTTAAATCAGATGACGAACTTATTAAGTTAGACCAAAAAGTAACTTATGTACAAAGTGTTGTTGACTACCTAGATAGAACAGTTAAGATTATCTCTAATCGTGGCTTTCAAATTAAGAACGCTATAGATTGGCGTAAGTTTACATCTGGAGTTATCTAAAGTGAAGTATTTGATAGTTAGTGGAGATAGCAATACAACAGATGACTTTGATTCTATATCTCATCCTGATAAGAACTTTAGTTATAAAAAGTGGCCTACATTACTAGGAGAGAAACTAGGCATGAAAGTTATTAATCTGGCTGGTGCAGGACAAGGCAATGAATTTATCTATACAACTATACGAGATGAAATAGTTAAGATAGAGGATAAAAATCAAATTGGTTTAGTTATTGCTGCTTGGACAGAAGCGCCAAGGAGAGATTTCAAAAAGTTTATTTCCATCTTTAACTATTGGAGCGACATGGCCGTGTCGCCATGGTCATCACTACGAATTGATACACATGGTACTCTACCGTGGTGGGTTGATAGGTCTTTAGGATATTATTTAGATTTTGAAATTTTGTGTGAACGATACAATATACCTTATGTTCAATTTCAAATGATAGAACTTTTTGAAGATTATTTAAAAGGTTATTCAAGTCAAACAGAAAAACATCATGGAGCAGATCCTGATAAACAAAAAAAATATCCAGGAATAAAAAAAAAAGACGAAGAACTTGCATTAAAATCTATAATGAAATATAAGAAAAAATTAGATACATCTAAATTTATGGGATGGCCTCCAGTCAAAAAATTAGGAGGATGGACATTTAAAGATCAACTTGATTTATGGTATGATAAAAACTCACCAAGGAGAGTATCTACCTTAGATGACCACCCGAATGAACTAGGACATATCGCTATTTGTAATAAACTAATTATGTTGTTACAGGAATATAATATATGCAAAACATCATAGTTGACAAGGTCAATGACGTGTACCTACGTATTGACGCAGACGCAAGCATCCGTAGAGAGTTATCAGATTATTTCTCGTTTGAAGTACCTGGTTACAAGTTTACACCTCAATTTCGTAATAGAGTTTGGGATGGTAAAATACGGTTATACTCGTATGCTACAGGTCAATTATATGTTGGATTGTATCCTTACTTAAAAGACTGGTGTAAGAAGAAAGATGTACATATAGTCGAATCTAGTGAAATCCTTACACATAGCAACGTCACAGCCGCCGATATAGACGGCTTAATCAAGTCTTACGATCTGTCTATCACTCCGAGGGACTATCAAATCAATGCTTTTAAATTTGCACTAGAATATGAAAGAGGACTAGTTTTATCTCCTACTGCCTCTGGTAAATCACTTATTATATACATGCTTGTCAGGCACTATATGAACATGATAAACAACAATATTCTAATCATTGTACCAACAACATCACTAGTAGAACAATTATACAAAGATTTTAAAGACTATGGTTTTGATGTAGAAACAAATGTCAGTAGAAAATATCATGGTTATGATATAGATGAAGATAAACGTATAG